TATATATTCTTTTTTAGTATTCTCTCTTGTAGTATTATGTATGACCTTTTTGTCATTGGTTAGTGTGACAGTTTTGTCTACCCCCTCTGACTGTTTTGTCGCACATATATACAATTTTCTTTCAGTATTGTTATTTAGCAATTCTTTTCTTATATATCCATATTCTTCTAATGTAGACAAAGCTCTTTGAACAGTTCGTTCTGTTGTTTCAAAGTTCTTTGCAAAAAAGAAATTGTTTGCCCAACAATAACCTTCTTTGTTTGTTAATGCTGTTATCTCTGCGAAGATCAACTTAGCAAAAGATGTAAGTCTTTTATCATATCTAACATCAGCAGTTATAACTGCATAATAGTTTGGTTTATCCATTTTTACCTCTTCGTATGGAGGGAAGTGGGTTGGTTGTCGCTTCAAGGTGGAGGATAGAAGACTCCCACTCCCCAACATTATTATATACTAAAATTCAGATAACATTTGCTTAAATCGATTACATCTTTCTAAGATATCTGCATCTGATAAATTGCCCGTTGCAATACAATAATCAACAGCTCTGTTTAAGATGTTCATATTCGTGATCTTCTCATCTTTGTCTTGAACCTGTTTGTTGCTACTGTTATTGCTAAATGTTGGTAAGCCATTAGGAACTTTAGCATCAAACTCTGATACATGTTCACCTATGGCTTTGTCAATCATTTTGTCTTTATCTTCTGGTGTGTTGTCAAGATCTTGTATCATAAAAACATTGTCTTTTGTTTCGCTATCTACAAGATGAGTATAAGATAATTGAACTACATCACCAGCTTCATAGAGAACTGACTGACCAGACTTTTTGGAATACCAGTAAGCTACACCATTTACTTCGATTCCGTTTTTAGACTTACCAATAACCTTATCAATAGATACTATCCTTGTTCCTTCATCAACTTTTTTTAGTGCCATTCTTTACCTCCTTACTAGACTTCTTATTTGCATAATAAGCATCTCTAGTTTTTTTTGCTCTAGCTACTCTTTCTTTTCTTTTTTCGCTAGTATCTTCTTTTGCATTTTGATGCATAAACATTAATTCTTCCTCCTTTTCTTTAATGTTTTGTTGCGAGTTTTATGAGCCTTAGTGTTTTTCTTTTTCATATCTTCTTTGTTTTGATCGTGTTGTTGTCTAAAAAAACCAGAACCCTTTTTCATATTTTCTTTTTTAACTGCCATGAAAACCTCCAAACCTTTAGTTAGAATTTACATAAATAATTATTACTTGTCAAATATAAAATTCTCCTGTAAGTTATTTTATTATGGGATTAGATGTTAAAGAAATACAAAAACAACACATTTTTCACAACAAGTCTTTTAGACAGATTGGAGAAGAGCTAGGAGTTACAAAGCAGTATTTGTCTTTTATGTGCAAAAAACATAGAAACAATCCAGAGCAAGTTTTGTTTGATCTTCTAAATGAATTTGAGCAGCAGAAAGATAGCTTTGCTTTAAACGAAAGAATAAGAATCAAAAGAAGGTTGAAAAACTTAACACAAAAAGATGTTGCACAAGAAGTTGGAACTCATGCTTCAGTTATTACTAGGATAGAAAATGGTGAACTCAAACATACTGTATTTGAACAAAGATTAGCTGATTATTTAGAAGTATAGTCTTTACCATTTACAAGACATTCATAGCCTCGTTTTTTGTTTGGAATAAACATGTATTGTTCTACACTAAAGAAGCCGTTGGATTTTTCGTAAACTATTGTAAGACCTCTTTGTGTATTATCAAACGGAGAATATAAACCACCAGGCATACGAGATAAGTCTGCAAGGCAACCATTAGCCCAACCACCAAGTAGTGAGCCATCTAACTGTGTTGCTACAGTCATATCAAATCTATGATGATGTCCAAAGATTACATTCCTGTTGTAGTATTTTAAATTTACATTTGCTATGTGCTGTGGTGTAGCAAAGCCTCGCTTTTCATGTCCATGCATATAATAAAGTTTTTTGTTAAGTGTGAAAGGTGAGCTTACATTTCTAATCTTAAATTTTCTAAACTCTAAAATTTCATGTAGGTGTAACCTGTTAGCCAAAAAGGGAGCTAGTGCTGCACAACAAGATAAGATCTTTTTTTGCATCCTTTGCTCATGATTACCTTCAAAGAAATAAATTGTAGGTCTAGGTGCTATCTTCCTAAGTTTGTTTAACCAAGATACACCTTCAAATAGTTCAATCTCAATATTAGAAGCTGTAAGATCAGGTGAAAATGTTGACAACGGATAGTAGTCTAACAAGTCTCCACCAATAATTATGTTGTCTGTATCTTTGAGATTTAAGTCCTTGAGAATTTCCATAGCCATCTCAAGAGCTTTTTTATCCTCATAAGGAATATGAATGTCTGATATAAAGACAGTTCTTGTGTGAGTTTTTTTTCTCAACCTTCAAAAAACATAGTAATTAATTTCAAGCCTTCTCCACTTTTAACCATGTCTGTTGACAATCTTAACACACTCCATCCTAATAAACAAGCATTATTGTACTTTTCCATGTCTTTTAAAAAAGTTGCTGCTCTGTTGTGGCGACCATAAACCCAAATCCCACCCTCGACTTCTACAGCTAATTTATGTTTTATCCAAGCTAAGTCGAATCGCCATTTTCGAGTTTCATGAAATCTGTGTTCACGAATTGGTACAGGTAAATCTGTAGACATAATTTGATCTACTAAAAGTTTTGGATAATCTATTTTTGGTTTCTTGACACGAACTGTTGTTGGCATTGGCTCTTTTGGAGTTCTACCCATTTTTCAAATCCCTCTGCTCTTTTTTCTGCAATCCTATTTGCTTCGGCTTGAGCATCTGCCATCTTCTCTAATGACCTAGCTATTGTTCTTATAAGTTCTGTACTGCCATTGCCATTGCCATTTCCATTTTGTTGTTTCATAACTAACCAAACAATTATTACTAAAGCTGGTGCTTGACTTAGTACTGCGATTAACTCAGTTTCCATTTAACATCTCTCTTAAAAACCTGTTTTGCTCTTGGCAGTTCTTTAAGTCTAGCACAGAATTTATTGCATCTTTATTTTTAATGCAAAGATATCCCGATATGTCGGTTGGACACTCTACAAATTCAACTTTGTTATATTTAATCATTTCTGGCAACTCTCGTTGAAATTTGACTGCTTTAGAGCACGATACAAGCCCGAAAAGCATTAAAGCAATGGTAAGGTATACCTTTTTACTTATCTGCCTTAAATGACCCTTTTCTGTGCTTCTCATGCGATTTAGCATTATCTACCCTGTCCTCTGTATGGTTTATAGTTATTTTTTCTATTTTTTGACATGGATGAAGTCTTGACACGACTTCTTGTACCTGCAATGGATGTCTTTTTATCTTTTCGCTCATGTACTATCTCAGATTTGTAATTTTTTCTTTTTTGTGCCATTACAAACCTAAAGGATTGCCAATCTGTGCTTTAAGCTCCTCTAGCTTTGCTTCCATCACTTCAAGTTTTTTGTCTAAGATTGCAACTTCCTTTTGCAATTTTTCAACTGTGTCAGAACCAACTGCTGCTGAGACTGCATCAAGTCTATTGTTGAACACACCCCAAGCATAGAAGCCACCACCGATAGTCATAACCACTCCGATTATCATTGCATACTTCTGTAATGTTTCTATCATATTATCTTCCTTGTAAAATTCTTAATTCTTTTTCTAGTATAACTCTTTTTAGTGTAGCTTGTCTAATTCGTTCTTGAAAAATATACAATGGGTCGCTTTGAGCTACTTGTACCATTTTGTTTTCTGCATAGATTTGTTTGCCACCCAACATTCTTAGATCTTCATAATTGTTACCTTCATAGATTTTTCTTGGGTCTGTATATGTTTTGTAGTATGAAGAAATATCTGGTTGTTTTGATTCTATAACTTTTGCTGCAATTATGTTTGTAGCAGACAATTGTTGTTCTACAGACTTAACTGTTTTTTTTATTTGTTTATCTATCGCTTGAACAGTCACTTCTACTTTAACTGTTGGTTCGTTAACAGATGATTCTTCAGTTTCAGATTCTTCTAAAACTTCTTCTTCTATCTGTGCTACAGCAGGTTCGCTACTCGTATCTTCTTCTTCTGGTTCTTCTACTATTTCTGGTCCACCAAACACTTGCAGTATCTCCACTTCTTCAAATTCTTCTTCTAACTCTTGAGCTGTTTCAAGGACTTCGATAAGCTCTTCTTCTTCTAAGAGTAACATAGGTAACTCTTCAATCAAAACTGGCAAGGGGATAAACTCCTCTATAACTTCAGGTTCTACAAATGATGTTTCCCATTCTACAAATTCATCTAAGACTTCTTGTATTTCTTCAATTACTTCTTGTTCTACTACAGTATCATCATATGTCATAGTGAGCTTTGCACCCAAAAGGTTTGGTCCACCTAAACTTGTCCCATATGTATCATAGCCAACATCTACACCTTCCCATTCCCAATAAAACTGATTGCTACCTGCACCTGTATAACTAACAGAATCCTCATACTTAAAAGCATTTGCACCATACCCAGCATCATTGTTTCTAGTTTGATTTACTGTTGCAAGTGTGTTGCCATTTTGATCTAAAATTTTCACAGTTGTTGTAAAGGTATCTTGTCCTTGTGTAGCTTGACCACATTGCCAAGTAGAGCCTAAGAACTCACAGTTCTGCACTATTGTCGTAGAGTTAAGTGTTATGCCATTGTCTAATTGTTGCTGTGTAGCATGGTCAGTTAAGTTGCCAGTATAGTTAATACTACCTGTACCAGTAGTTTCTATTTCTTGACCCCAATCTCTTATAACTCCAGAAGTATTAAAGCCATTTGTTGTTATGTTTGGTATTGTGCTATCTACACTTTGATAGCTGCTTGAGTTGTTTGTACCATTCGGTAATAGGTTGCCTGTCGTAATCTCCTTTGCTTGAACTGCCCACACTATCAAGAATAGTATTAATGACAAGTATAAACATTTAATCATCATCTCCATACAAGTCGTATTCTGTATCTAT